CCAGGTCATATTCCCCACCAGTAAAATCTTTAATGTCATCTGGACGATCCAAACCAGTTACCCACTCACCATGAGTTTCATACCAATCTGCAAATACATGTTTTCCAATAAAACCTTTGTGTCCAGTGATCAATACTTTTTGTGCCATGTCAAATCATCCTACTAAATCCTTTAACTTTTTCAAATCGGATAACATTATCAAACTTATCCTGCAGTCCATCCTTGTGAGAAATAACAAAGATATTAGCATCCTTGATTACAAATCGGATAATCTTCAGAAAATCATCCGTACCAAATCCATCCAAAGACGAATCAAAAACTTCGTCCATGATCAAAAGATTTGTATTTACTGAGTTCTTATATTTTGCGACCTCTCTCCAAGTAAACAAGAGAGCAAGGTCAATACGCATCTTCTCTCCTTCACTGAATGATGCGTATGAAAAATCTTCGTGAATGGGGGACTGGACGGTTTCATTAAACTCTTCATCAAGACTGAAGTTGATGTAAAAGTCCATCATTTGCAAGAAACGATTGACTTGCTGATTTATCAGCGGTAGATACTTCTTAATGATTTGAGATTTAACTCCACCGTCCTTAAGTAGTCCGTATGAGAAATCGTAGTAACGATAGGAGTCTTTCTTAGACTCTAGTTCGGTTTCTGTAGTATTCAGTTTTTTCTTAAACGCTTCTAGCTTCTCATGCTCAGAATTTCGGTTTGCAAGGTT